TTCCCACATCTCCCTACACTCAGCACCATATGGTTTAGACGTGGAAGGAATCTGTCCCATGTTGGGACTATTGTGGGTGGCTCTACCAGTTACAGCACCATTGGTAATAATAGAACCATGCACCCTACCATTATCATCCATCATCTCTAACCAACTAGACACCTGTGCTATGCGCTTTTGCACCATCAAATACTCACTAACTAGCTTAGCCTCTGGTACATCTATACCATCTAACACATCCTCATCAATGGTGTAGTTGCCTTTGTCAGTCATCACTGTAAGCTTCACACCAGCACCTATCAATCTCTCTGCAATTTGCTGTCTGCTGCCGGGATTGAAAGGCTCTGAGCGTTGTTTTAAAGGGCCTGCAACAGCTTCATTAGCTAGCTTAAGGGGATAACCTAGCCTACGTACTTCATCACGTACACCGCCCTTTGTGTCTGTCCTGATAAGGGTGTTATCAGGTGTTACTACTTGGTAGTATTGCGGCGTTTTAGTTGTTGTAACAGTAGGCGGGAATACACTTTGCAATTGATGTTCAATATCAGCCATCCTACCTGACAACTGTGCCAATAATATCTGAGCTTTCTGTTCATTAAGTTGATAACCATTTTCATGCATCCTTTGGCAAATGATTGCCACCTCGTGTTCAATATCAATGCTGCGCTGGCTAAAGCCGTCAGCTGTGAGTACCTGTGTCAAGTGATTGTGTAGTAGCTCTAGCAGCTCTACATCGTTAGCACAGTAGTCTTCCATCTCCTGTGACCAGCCACTATCGAAGTCGTCAAAGTCTCCTTTGTACATGCCTAAGCGAATGCCCCAAGCACCTAAGCTATGTGGACCATACGATTTAGTCTTCTTAACCACACCTTCTTCAGGCTCTGGTGTCTTAACAAAGGCTATGTCAGGGTCATGTAACCGAGACAACACCAATGTATCTCGCTGGTACTGCTCTTCTATAACAACACCCCACACTCTACGCAGCACTGGGTAGTCAAAGCCTACACCGTTATGTGCATAAACTTCACAGCCGTCTAAGTATTGTTGTAAGCCTTCGCTGTCATACCATATCTTCATCACTCCATTCTTTTTAGTAGCACACATCCAGATGGTGTCATGCTTTAAGTTGGTTTCTATGTCTAAATAAACTGTGTCTGTCATAAACTTTCATCCATTTCTGCTGTCTCAAACATCCTACCTGTCTTGTGATCAAACTTAAGCTGACATGCAGGTCCTGTGATGCCATTGAATCTATTCTTCAGCACCCTAACCTGTGTGGTGTTGCGTATATCTATGTCAACAGCTTGCCCGTTACGCTCCAATCCTATCACCATATCACTGAGCTGTGCAATTGAAGCACTGCCTCGTAGCTGTGCAAGGCTAGTGGCTGCACCTTCTTCATGGCCTCTATCAACAGGACGCTTCAAGTGACTAACAACTAACAAGGCGATGCCAGTCTCCTGTACCAGCATACGTAGCTTAGTCATTATTTCATCAATGGCCTTACGTTCATCAGCATTATCCTGTGCAGACACAATGATTGATAGGTGATCAAGAACTACATACTTACACTGTAAGCCTTTAGCTAAGTAGCGTACACGATTAACAATGTTATCAGCAGACGTGCTACCAAAGTGGTCAAACAAATACAGACGATCAGTGCCTAATGTTAAATCAAAAGCCCTGCGCTTCTCTGTGTCATCCACTTCGTTAGGTAGGTGTAGGGGGATGTCAACAGCTAGTGACATGAGCGACAGTGCTGTCTTCTTAACACTCTCTTCCAAGAACATTAATCCAATGTTGTCTTCACTATGGTTCAACAGATGCCACACAATTTCTCGCAGCACTTGGCTCTTACCTAAGCCACTACCTGCTGTTAGTGTAACCAACTCACCATGCCTGATGCCATATGTTAAGTCATTCAAGCCTGCCCAAGGGTAGTAGCAATCAGCTTGTGCAACAGGTTTAGAAACTTCATCCCATAGACTACTACCAGCAATGATGCCATCAGGTACATGGCCTTCAGCACCCCACCAACGCTGAACATATGCAGCTTCCTTACTCTCAGAGAGCCAGTCGCATGCGTCCTTGTAATTGGCATCAGGCTTAAACACCTTAGCTTTAACACCAAACAGCTCAGCCACTTTAGTAGCTGCTTCCTTGCCTTGCTTATCCCCATCAAAGTGAACAACAATATTCTCAAAGCTATTCAACCATTCATACTGCTCAGTGCAATCCTTCAGAGCAGACCCTGCACCATTACGTATAGATACTACAGGGTACTTACTACCTAACATCTGAAAGGCTGCTAGCGCATCGAACTCGCCTTCAACAACAGTGACATATTTACCACCAGCAGTGAACAGTTGTTGTCCGAATAGTGTGGCTGTCTTCCAATCACTACCTTCTTTAACAGCGATAAAGAACTCCTTATCTTTAACACTACGAACCTTAGCTCCAACAACTGTGTTGTCACTATCAGCGTAAGGAAAGAACATTTTGTTTTCATTCCTAACAACACCATACTTATCTGCTGTTGCTTTGCTAATGCGTCTATCGCTAATAGAAACACTATTACCTTCTAACATTAGTTTAAATTCTTTTATCTGTGCTTCTGTAGCAATAGATGGCTTCTTAGTTAACATATTCTTTTGTTTCTCTTCTGTGTTAATTGATTGTTGATAGTCCTGACAGCTGAAACAATATGATGAACCATCTTCGTTATAAGACAAAGCATCATTGCTACCACAGCTATCACATGGATGATGTGTTGAGACAAAGGTCATAGCTTCTTAGTTAAAAGAATAAAAGAATTAAAAACAATTATCACAGACATAGTTTCACCAAGCCACCACATGTTGTGTTAGCTCGGACACCAGTGCCTGTGACGGTCACATGAGTAGCGGCTGTGCATCCTGCTTACTCTTCACTCCAGACTATTAAGACTTGATGTAGTCTCCCTGACGCGCTCTAGAGGTTATGTCCCCACGCTGGTTGATCTGTCAGTAGCCCCAAGTATCAACCTTAAACAAACAACCTACCGCTTGGTGTCGGCTTCCCCAGTAGGTTGTTGGTAGTGTAGCACAAGTTTTCAATACATGCCATCTAAATTGGGTGGTTTATATGAAGGTGGCTTATCTACCTTACCATTGCTATCAAACACTGGCATACCGTTGCTATCAAACTTACTCCAGTTGCTTGTGTTAACTTCCTCACAAGCAGCAACAATGTTCATCTCAGCACAATGGGCAACACCAACTGCTGTAACAACCTGATCTGCTAAGCTGTCTAACAACTCCTTTCGGTCAACTACGGTGGCAGTGCTTTTACCACTTTTTAATTTCTCGGTGCATCTATTTAGCAATCCCCTTGCGTTCCACGCCTCATCAGAATCTTCACCGTCTTCTGAAATGTATAGCGTCTCCAACATCTCCACCACCTCTTCAAGGTGACAACCTAGCTGCACGTTAAAAGATTCTTCTGTCGGTGTTGGTCGGGCACGTTTATGCCATAGGTTTAGTGATTCAATTGTCATACTTCTCTTTAACCAAATGATAGAATTTAACTAACTCTTTGTCATACTTACAAGCCCAGTCTACCACGTCACCCTCCGGCTTGTAACTCTCATCTTGCCACATACAAAACCCAGCATCTTCAGCCAAGTTTTTAATCTCCTCTGTGAACTCTGGGTCAGCCTCTTCAGCAAGGTCTTTAATCTCCTCTGTGAACTCTGGGTCAGCTTCATAATCAGGTGCTAGTTTCTTAGCCTCACCAATCCCCGCCTGAATAGCAGTGAGTATACCTAACCGCGTCAAGGCCGTTAGTGCCTCTGGTGGAAAGTCAAACTGGTAGACAGCACTGCCATCTTCGTTCTCACGCAATAGGGTTACGTTGCCCGTTCCTTCATCATTCATCTATAGCTCCTCCAAAATAATCAATCATAATACTAGTAGCGTTTATTCGTTTGTTAATTTCTACAATGTCTTTTTCCTTGTCTAACTCAAAGACGGCGTACCCTTTGTTGTGTTTTCTACGAGATAACTCCTGCTGTAAGTTTTCTAATGTCTCCTGTAAGTTGGAAACAGTAATCTTATCTGCATCATCATCACATATTGTTAATCTAAAGTCCATAAGTCACCTTTGATTTTGCACCGGACAGCTTTGCCATCTTTGTTAATAAATCATTCAACGGCTCAATCATCATAACCCTACAACAGCTAAGTGTAATGGGGCTGAACTCAGTACCGCTATCACTTTCTTCCACTCGGTTTAAATACTTATCAAAGAACTCTTTAACAAGCCCTTGCAGTATTAAAGCATCCTTTTCATTACGCATCTCAGCGCCTATTTCCTCATAGTCCATCACCTCACCACTCACTTTCATCAGCAACATTGACAGTCATCGTAGTACAGTGACCATTATACACTGTCACCCAACTCATTGTTATAATGGCTCCGATACCTGAGCTGCTATCACATTCAATGGTTATTGAAGTGACGATGTTGTTTAGTTCTACAACCTCGTTAATCTTTTCTACAGCACTAGGTAACAGTGTTATTTTACTCATGTGTTTCTCCTTTAATTTGGCT